GCAAAGGCTGCATCTTACATTCAGATCAAGGATGGCAGTACCAGCATAGTACTTATCAAGAAACATTAAAAAATCACGCTATCATCCAAAGTATGTCTCGAAAAGGTAACTGTTTGGATAATAGCGTGATGGAAAACTTCTTTGGTTTGTTGAAGTCAGAGTTATTATATTTAGAAAAGTTTACTTCCTATGAAGATTTTATCAGTAAATTAAAGGATTATATTGATTATTACAATACAAAACGTATTAAGCTCAAATTGAAAGGAATGAGTCCGGTAGAATACCGAACTCATTCCCAAAAAGTAGCTTAATTATATCTGTCCAAGAAAATGGGTGCAGATCACTGTCCTAAAAAGGATGTGGGGGGTTTGTCTTTAATGTTATGATACTATAAACAGTTTATAAAGTCAAACTTTTTCATGTATTATTCATTTTCAATGTCATTTGTTTCACTAGAAATTAGTATTTCTTCACCATATAAACGCTCCATTCCTTGACGGGTTACAAGCCAATTTTTACCCGATTTTCTAGCTTCATCATCGGTAAATTGTTTATTTGCATACCTCTTTAAGCAGCATTGCTTGATAGAATCAGCTGGTACATTCCATCTTTCACCAGCCTCTTGTGTAGTCATTACATCATCTAATTTCATTGCAGTACTCCTAATATTACTAATAAATTATAAACGGATAATATAAGGGCAATAATGCTAATTATTAAAGTTAATCTTGAAATCATATATATCCCATTGCTATAATAATGAGGAAGAGTGGGGCTCTTTCGAGCCCCTGTGGTTACTCCTTATTAATCGCCGTTATCACCGCAGTTGCTAGTTGGATGATAGCTATTACTAAGGGTAGCCACTTTTTTATTTTCTTCCTTTTCAATGGTTTCACCTCCTTCCCTATGTCTACATTATAACACGTTTTCGTGTTATATACAATAGTTTTTTTATTATTTTTACAAACAAAAATAGAGCCTACCAACATAGATTTAATCTAGGTTAGTAGGCTCTTTTATTTATAGTTGCGTGTATCCACCATTACACGCTATGGAGATGTATGGATCACTTCCTTAATGTTTGAACGCTACCCCTATAATTGCACCACCACTTAACACTTGTGATACATTTCGTTGCATCCGCAAGCGTTTAATGGTTTTCTTGTCGTTCTCTATTTGCCCTTTCAATTCGGTCAAAGAGTTCTGAATTTCGTTTAAGGTAACTTCTTGCTTCATTGATTGAAGCTTGGCTTGCATCAATTCGTTTTCCAATTTGTTGATTGTATTGTATGCTTCGGTCAACTCGGTCTTTTGCTTCATGACTAAGCTCTGAGCTTCGGTCAATGGAATACTGGATGCTTCGATTGAGCTCAAGGCTTTCTCGTTGTTTTTCTTGAGCTCGTTCCACTGCGTTAATGGTACGCTGATAGTCGCTTCCGTTTGGCTGGTAGAGGATATATCCTGCGCAAAGGATGAGGATGATGCCAATACAACCGATAATAATATAGCGGTAAGTAGGGTTATTAAATAATACTTTGATTTTGTCATACATTATACCCCTCCTGCGTAGTCAGTAATTCCCCTAGCGATAGCACGAACGATAGTGTCTAAATCATTAGTTAATATAGCATGGTCTTCTTCATTATCAATGAATGCCATTTCAACTAATACAGCTGTTGCATCTGTACCATTTAGCACCCAAAGGTCATCACGTTTTTTTACACCACGATCAACTGTATTAATGCTTTTGATGATTTGGCTTTGAATGTCGTTTGCTAGTCGTTGCCCATTAAAGGACTTATACAAAGTTTCTGTACCTCTAGCTTGCGTGTTAAAAGCATTGCAATGAAGTGATACAAAGATATCTGCACCCCAAGAATCAGATTCAGCACATACAAGGCCTAAATCATCATCTTGCAGGGTTCTAACTTCACATCCTGCAGTCTCTAAATACCGTGCCAACATTTTGCCCGCATCACGTGCTACATCGCACTCACGTGTGCCATACACAGGATTAACTGCACCACTGTCTAAATTAATATCGTGTCCGGGATTAATAAATACTTTCATCTTTTATCCTCCTTTTCTAATTGGTCTGGGATACCATTATTATTTCTATCTATCCAAAGTCCCAAGAACCCTACGATAGCCGTCAAAACACTTGGAATAAAGATATGATCAATAATATTGATACCAACATTAATCAGTTTATTCATATCATCTGTTACATAACCTTTAGCAAATGACATAATATATTCAGTCACTACCAATAAAATAGGCACTAGCATAATAAATACTAGCGCCCGTGTAGCGAATATTCCTGTAGGGTGGAATTTGGCCACCCTAACAGATTGATATGATTTTTTAACTGTACTGATGAGATTTGGTGGTATGTTCATGCAACTCCTCCTTAATATCATCAACACGAGATTCAATGCTATCCACACGTGATGTTAATTTCACATGCTCGGTATATGCCTTTGTGCGTTGTTCACGAGATAACTTAATTTCTTCCTTTAGGTCTTTTAATGTTTCAATTAAGCTTCCCATTTTCTCTTGAATCATTAAATTATCTTGCAGTCTTTGAAGGTCCAGTTTTTCGAGCAGTGGAATAATTAGCAGTCTGTACCCAGCTCCCGCAACTATTCCTACAATTGTAAGAGTAGTTAAAATATCATTTAACTCAAATTGCCATGTCCACATCTATTACACCTTTCTCCAATAACCAATAATATCAATAATATAACGAGTGTTCGCTGGAACGCCCCAGCCCTTAACTATACGGCTGTTTCGTTCAACATAAATACTATTGTTATTTACATCAACACTTCTTTCAATTAGCCTTACTGCAACTGGTGCATTCGGTGGGAGCGATGCGACCATACCGCCATTACCGGAAGGGGTTTTTAATTTGAAGTCAAAATGCAAGTATCCCCAACCTGTTAATGGGTCAAACGCTAAGTAACCCCTATCAGCACCAGGATTACTAGCTATAGCATTGCCCCATACGACTTCATATATTTCGATTGGTTGCGAAGTTACCTGTCCACCACCACTTCCAGGGTCGCCTTTCGGACCTCTTAATGCTTGTAATTGTTCTGCCGTAAAGTCAGAATATCTAAAGGGTTCGCCTTTATCACCCTTTGGTCCTTTAAGTGCATTAAGTTGGTCTTGCGTGAAGTCAGAATATTTAAACGGCTCACCTTTAGGCCCTGGTGGCCCTTGTGTACTTGATGCATACTGATTAATTTCTGTTTTCTTTACATAATCACTTAATTCAGATTTTTGAGCGAAGGACTGCCCCTCTAGTTTATTAACGTAACGAGTGCTAGCATCACCAGGAGTTAACGCATATTGAGCAATCTCGTTCTTTTTAATAAAAGTGCCTAAATCGTTCTTATAGGCGAATGTTTGAGTAGCCCAACCCTTTTGAGCGTAATTATTAATCGCATCTGTATTAGATAAATAATTACTTAACTCTGTTTTAAGTGCATACTTAGGGTCGCCTATCATAGTTAGGTAATTTCTTATATCTACTTTTTTTAGATACAGATTGTCGGCTTCCTGTTTAGTTGCATACGGCGATAAATCTACATTAGCACCAGTGCCAGGCGGTCCTGGTGGCCCTTGTTCACCTCTAGGGCCTTTTAAACTCTCTAATTGCTCCTGTGTGAACATATCATAAGTAAAAGGCTTTCCATCTTTACCTGGTTCACCTTTAGGACCAGGGTTGCCATTAAGGCCGTTAACTCCATCTTTACCAGGAGCACCAGGAGGTCCAGGAGGACCTTGCAGTCCTCGCTCACCGTTTAATCCGTCAATGCCATTTCGACCAGGTTCGCCAGGAGGCCCAGGAGGCCCTTGCTCTCCTGGGTCACCCTTTGGTCCTTGTAGTTTAACGATTTGAGTATTATCTTTAACTTTGATCGTTTCGTTATCTTCGTGAATGTGTAGTTCGTCCATCATTTCCCCCTATTGCTAACGCCTTCTACTATAGTAATTTGTCCTTTAACTAGACATTTGATAGGGTGGTCGCCATTCCAAATAAATAAGTCCCATTGGTATTTACCAACTGCTAGGGAGTTTGTATCCAACGAAAGAGTGATTTTAGATGCTTCATCGTTTTCTAGCTCGTCGGTAGACACGTCAATATCGAACTTAGCTTTATATTCTTCGTCCGGCGAATATTTACGAACACAGGCGAACAAACTTTCACCTGCAACAACATTGTTATAACCAATGCTAAGAGAAATCACTTCCCCTTTAATCACATTAAAGTTGTGCAGGACCGGTAGTTTCATCTTCACGCACCTCGTCCAATTCCATTAAGTCATTATGGATGCATCCTTCTGTTGGGCATGTTCCATCCTCATTTAATGTTTCATAGCACCATTCACAGAACTTCATTACAGGAATATCACTTTTAATTTCAAATGTTTCCATTATTTCACCGCCTTAATTTTTAACACCATTTCTTGATTCAGTTTCTTAAACTGATCTTGCAAGTCGGTAATACCGCCATTAATCAAGCGACGTCTTAATAACATTTGTTCTAACGTTTCAAAACGCCCATTGTAATAATTTCTAATTTCAGCGATTTTTTCCGCCTTTGTTGGCTCTTTTGCTTGCGGTTCAACGAACTTGCCGTCTACATAGAATTTGCCTTTCATAAACTCGTCAAGCATGTTGTCACCGTTTTCGGAGTAAATGTAATCGGCAGCATCTGGCCATTGTTCTTTTGCAGTTGTTAACAACTGCTCTTGCGTTACTGTATTATCAACATAGGACGTAATTCGTTCGCCCATTTCGTTCAATACAAATACATATTGATTCATAGTAGTATCCTTTCGGAGGTGAAATTATGCGCCGTTACGCCGTTATATTAAAACGTAGACAACGCAATACCATTACATTAAGGCAACTATTTAACGAGTGGTTGCCTATTCACTCGCAGTCCATTTCTAGGAGTGCTGTTAATTCGTATCATATTGCTTTTAAACACATATCCAACATATCGGATATGTCTATCACGGATATTCATTTTCAGCACCTTCAAAATGTGATTAATTCCATGCACGTAAAAGGACTTTCCTACTCATCTTGTAAGAAAGTCCGTACATTACTTAATCAATTATTCAATTACGCAATCATCAAAGATTACCCTGTCACTAATTACGCCCTACATCTAAATCTAGGGCCCAATAGACCAACAATTAAGAGGAGAGTGTTCACTCGTCAACAAATCAACAAGTTATGGGCAATAGATACCTCTTATTCCCGCATGATTTTAATACTACTCTACACAGGGCTCCGCATAGGTGAGCTACTTAATTTACGTAGGCAGGATATCAATAGACGATCATCATACCTTATTGTGAGACACGCTAAAACAAAAGCCGGTGAAGGTCGTATTATTCCCATTCATCACCGCATCATGCCTATAATAGAACAACTACATACTAGCGATTACCTATTCACTATCAGCTACACATCATTCCGTAAGCATTTCCAGGATATTATGAAACAGCTTAACTGCAAGCACACTATCCACGATACCAGGCATACATTCGCCAGTTTACTTGATGCGGTTGCACCGCCTAACGCGTTACGTTCCTTACTAGGCCATAAACAAGGTGATATCACTACCAGGGTGTATACACACAAAACTATTCGTGAACTGCGTAAAACCATAGAATTATTAAAATAACTCCCCAGTGGGTATTATTTAATGCCTATAATCAGCCTAAGCCTTGGACTGTGCGCTACCCGGTAGAG